AAGTTGATTCACGATCTTCATCGGGAATACTGAGGCGATGCAGTGAACTCATTGCTTCATCTTGAGTGTTGTATTCTGGAATCTCAAAGGATTCAATTGCGCAAATCTCAACGTTGTTGGCACCGCGCATCTCATTAGCAAGCACTGGTACAAACACTGTGGTTGCATAAAACTTTTCGTTGAATGCAAGCGGCACTTCAGAGTCCAGTGCTTTACTCAAACACTTGGACATCTCACGTTCGTACATCTTGATCTTATCGCTCGCATCCGTGCCATTAAGTCCCTTCAAGGTAAGAACCATAGGGATCTTGTGTGCACGTTTGTTATCCTGGGTCAGGATATAAACCAGATACTTGGTACGTACACTGTACTTACGACGGTACATCTCACCCTTGCTGTTAGCAAGATCAGATGCAACCTTGTCTGCATCCCAAAGTTCTTTGACCTCAGGGTTATCAAACGTACCAATCGTTTGCCTCATCCCTGAAGTTTCTTCCACCATAAGCGGGGAACGCAAAAGGATTTGAATTCGAGGCTCAGTGAAATTGAGTCCCTCTTCAATTGAAGTGTTGGGAGCCATACCGAAAGTTTGCTTGTAGTTCCAAATGACTGAACCTTTAGCAAACTGATCTTCAGTGGCGTTCCATCCGCAAGTGTCAAGATCTGTGTTCCGCACAAACCAACCTCGTGTCTTGGACTTGTTAAGAGGCTGGATCGTGACGAGGTTTTGATACCCCGAAACAAATTCTTTAGATTGAAAAAGCTTGAACGAGTCAAGGCTCCTGGTAGCAAGCGCAGATGTTTTCTTAGTAGTCATAACTTTGGTCGGAAGTTTTTCGGTAGTAGTTTCTTTGGTGGGTTCTTCAGCAGGGTCAGGTTTTCTTAGTAGGTCAAGGACTGATTCAGTCATTGGATTGTTGAGTTGGTGGATGGGAAGTTTAACGTCGTACCCAGGACGTATCTCACTTTAGACCAAGGTCAAGGTTTGGAGCTGGAAGATTAAACTTCCTTAACAGTTCATTGTTGCGGCGTTCTTCCATATCAAAATATTCTTCTGATACAGAAGACATGTGCTCATAAATTGCTTTGTCGTAATGACCGCATCCACGAAGAAAACAAATGAATGAATCAATAATTTCACCAACAAACATTGCGTTAACAGTGTTTGTTATTGTGGTGTTATCATCAACATGTTTGAATTCAAAGTGGTTAAACTGTTTTTCAGTCATGATCAGAAAGGAGGTTCTCCATCGTCATCGGTAACTGAAGCCATTGCGTAACCAGGAAGATCAGGAAGGCTGGTACCAGTCTGCGCACCCCAAGGTTCAGCAAGATCTTCAGCAACCTTTCCACCCCACAGGCTAGCTACTCCTGAGCCAGAAGCAACGGTTGTTTGCGGTTGAATTGGTTTGGCTTCATTGTTTCCTTTAGGTGCCAAGGTCATTGACACCAACTGAATCTTGGTAGCAACCTTCTTCTCTTTGGTTTCTTTATCTGTCCAGGCATCTGTTACCAGTCTCCCCTGGATCGTAAGCCCCACACCTTTACGTGTAAAGTTAACAAGAAGTTCAGCATAGTTTAACTTATCTTCTGCAGCGTTAATTGCATAGAAGTTAAACAGATCTGATTGATTACGACCTGTATTAACACCAAGGGTTTGATTACAGATCATCAACCCATCGGCCGTAGTTTTGAATGCACGTGCATCATCTTGATCGATGTCCTTAACACAGCGTCCGCTGAGAACAACTGTATTGAGGATTGGGAATGATGCGTCAACTTGCGCAACAATTCCTCCATGTAAGGAATACGTTTTCGTATCGAGATCATATCGAAGCTTGGCGCCGTGAATGTAGATCTGTGCACCGGCTGGAATACGGGCAAATCGTTCAGCAGCTTTACCATAAACATTTAGTTGAATTGGGGTTGGAGCTTTGTTACCTACTGGAGGCAACAACACATTACATACGGTTGCAAAAGAGCTTTCGCTAATTGCTTTTTCTTTAGGAGCTTCGGCAGTTTGTGCACAAAGGAATGAAAGATTCATGAGATCAAACAGTTGGTGGTAAGGCAGTTTAACGTCATACCTGGGACGGAACAATTAAAATTCTTTTTTTATCTCATCTAAATACTCTACATACTTTTCAAAAAGAGCACCATCATTTCTTAATGATGAATCAAAATGAGAATGAAAAAAGAAAGTTGCAATTTCATGCAGTTGTTTTGCAGTAGCTTTCCAATCAGTCATGTCAGTGCGTATCAAACCAGGTGCAGCCTACTTTAGCATCGCCATCGATAGGACAACGGAAGTTAAAGAATTGTTGAGCCTTTGGAAAAGCATCCAGTGCTACAGACTTAAGAATGTCTGTTAATTCGGGTTTGCAAGCTAACTGAACTTCATCATGAATCATCGCAGCTTGTTGCCAATCAACACCATGTACATAACCAAGTTCATCCATATCTGTATGAATGTTAATAACAACTTGCTTCATAATTAATGCACCTGCTGATTGCAATAAAACATTTAATGCTTTGAAATCTGATCTACAATAAAGAATACGTTTATCTAAACCACGTAACCAATTGTTTTCTTGTAGTGTTTTTGCAAGATGCTCTTTAAGTTTACGTAGTGCTGGTACACCATCCATGAATGAATTAATTGCAGTACTACCTAGTTTGCGCAGAACTACTTCATTTTTTTCATTCGGATCAATAACAGTTCCTGCTTTAAGTGCACCAGCTCCATAAGCCACAGCATAAAGTAAACGCTTACTTATGTCTCTGGTAGCCACACCAAAACGTTCTTGATTATAAACGTGAATATCAATTGATTCATCTGTTACTACACGTGCATACTCGCCATCATCCCAGTAAGCAAGGTAACCAGCAAGGCACCTAAGTTCAAGAGCTTTAGCATCTACACCAATTAAGTTCCAACCATCTGGTGCATGAAACAAAGATCTACATTCTTTTCCGTAAGGTGAGTATGCTGCTGGTACCTGAGCCATGTTGGGGTTGCGATGACTGCAGCGACCAGTAATACATCCGTTTGTTACAACGTCACCATGAATACATCCTGTTTCATTGTTGACTAACTTAAGCCAAGCATTTTTACCATCAGCAATCTGACCAAGACGTTTCTCAATCAGCATGTACTCAGCTAATGGTTTGGCTTCTGGGTAAGGCAACTGTTCAAGTACGTCATCATCAAGGACAGGGTTTCCTTTTTCAGTTGATTTACTTGATTTCCATCCATACTTCTGCTGGAGCCTACTGACAATTTGTTGCCTGGATCCAGGATTAAATTCTTCCAGTCGAACTTTTTCAAATGGAACCCCCTTTACATAACCACGTGTTTTGTTATTGACCTTTGGTACAAATACTTCTTTGTGTTCAATGGGTGGAAAGATTTCTTTTAAGTGTGTTTCAAGTTCTGTTTCTTTTGCTCTGAGACTATCCACCAGATCAAGAGCTGCATCCACATCAAAAGAAAAACCTGTTCGCACTTGTGCTTCAATGCATCCAGCAAAGTCATGTTCAAGTTTGAGTGCAGGTTCTGGATAGTTTTGTTTTTGGATTTTTTCAAATAGTTTTGTGGTAACTGCCACGTCTTGACGGCAGTAGTCTGCCATTGCTTCGGAGTATTCTGAAAAATCTTTGAAGTCAATCTTGTAATCAGCCAACCGATAACCCCACGCTTTAAGTGAGGCTGAACCACGGAGGCCCTTTGGAACCTCCGTATATTGTTCTTCATCAAGGTCATACAGTTTTTCTTTGGGCCAGATGAGTCGAGTACAAATGAGTGTATCAATAATTCGTGCAGCTCTAAACGTATAGAACGGATAAAGTTTACGAATTACAGGTAAGTCGTAGAACAGGATGTTATGGCCAATGAGCACATGAGCCCGAGCCAAATGCTCGAGACCACTAGCAATATCATCAGGCCCATAAGTAAAAGTTTGTTTTCGCTGGACATCATACAGTACCAAGCAATGTATCTTCGTGACTTTGTCATAAAGATTATCGGTCTCCAAATCGAACACGTAATACTTCTCAACCTCTGAACTTGCCTTCAGCGGAAACTTCAAGTTTTTGACAGGCGAGATCTGAGTCATGTTCAATAATCCATTGCAAGATCTGTGCTGCACCAACGCGATATGGATGGCAAAAAACTTTGGACAGATCCGAATCAGATTCTACAGGAATCAAGACGAACTTGTTCTTATTTGAATCTGCTCGGACGCAATAGTTAACACCATCTTTACATGTAGCAATAACGTAAGACACAAAAAGTTCCAGAAGAAAGAACAGTTAAATGATACTGTCCTTCTTCTGGAATGCAACTATGTCAGCCAATCAGTATTTTATTTTTTGTAACCAGTCCATTGACCGTTCTTGCGTCGAGCCGCCAGTGCTTTGGATGCTTCGGATCCAGCACGTTGAACATTATGTACAAGTAAAGCAAAAGAGCTGGGACCAAAGCAATGACTGTCATCGTGGTCAATTTCCAATCCCATTTGCTCAGCCTGTTCTTCTGTGTATACAACATAAGCAACACGATAAAATACTTCTGGATACTTGGGAAGCAGGTAGTCAAGCGTACCACCAACTGATGCAGTCAGATAAAAGTTATCTGGAATTACATGACGTAACTCATACCACATACCCAAAGATTTTGTGTAGGCATAAAACTTAACATCAGGATTTTGTCTAGCAACCTGGAGCCATGCACGGAAATACAACTCAGTATAAAAATCACCACTCTCATGTACACGTACAAGATCACAAGGTTCACGTACGGGTTGTGCAGCTTGAATTGATTCATGAATAAGTTGAGTTAACAATACAAGTTTTTCTTCTGGTCGATCAACAGAATACATTACTTCCTTGATCAGATCCCAGTTACCCCAACGTGAATCACGTACGCCTGGCCTAGTCTCTGCCATTGCAGCAAAGCAGCGATAGTCTTGCCAGCTAGGACCATTCTCTTGTGGCAGATCAATGATCTTCCCTGTGGTACGATCAGCCATAGTTTTGCACACACCAGCGTGCGGACATGTATAACCAGCAGGCAACGAAAAGATTAATCGTTTACCAAGTTTGGCATTGCCGGTAGAAAAACTAAGTTGTTCCATGGTTGTGTTGAGTTGAGTGAACAAGCAGTTTAATGTCGTGCTCAGGACAAATCAATTGTTTGTAACTTAACTAAATGCAGCCTCACCAATAATTGGAAACTGTTTACAAAAAATTTCTTTACACTGTTCTGCAATACGTCTGTGTTCAAGTTGTGTGCTTACATCAGTTCGTATTTGAATGTAATGTAGCCAACTACGTAATGTACCTGACATGTGCATAGTTGTTTGTGTACACAAAGGAAGTATGCGCCTGGCACACTCCTTTGCTACACCCGCTTCCAACAACTCTTCATACAGTTGAGTAACAGCAAGTAATACTTCTGTTGTTTTATTTTTTAAATTTACTTTAACGACTGGATCAATATTATCAATTGAATTCTGTCTGTTCTTCAAGTCTTGTCTTCTGTAATCAGGGATTGTAAATGGTTGAGCTTTAGCATAACGAGTTGAATATTCTTGAAATGAAAATGAACGATGCCTAAGTATTTGTGCAGCAATATCACGTTCTGTGTGAATAGTTAAAGTCATGTGCGCCATTTCAAATGGCGACCAGTGTTTGTGTGTAATTAAATAACGCAACAACTTTGGAGCGGTCACCATATTAGTTGCGTTATCAGGATTAGAAACCCTGGCTAACTCAACAATAATTTCTTCTGCATTAGGTGTTGCAGATTTAAAAACAACTTGCGTCATAGTAGTTTGTTTAGATGATCGGACTAAGAGGCTGAAGGATAGTTAAACAGTTTCTCAATTCGGGCTACTTCGTTTTCGTAAAACTCCATAGCTTCAAACGGGTCCATGTCGTAGGTAAAAGCCAGCACATCTAGTTTGTCCCTCAGTTCACCAGGCTCTTGTAGTTGCCGAAGAATAAACAGCCGGACTTCGTCTTTGTGGGATTTTTTCAAAGTCATTAGTGGTGTTGATTACTAGGTTTAAGCATTCCTTTCCTCTACTGTGTTGGTTTAAATTGATAGATTATTTTTCAAACTCTTTTTTTAATTCTTCGTATTCCTTGCGCCGTTTTTCTTCTCGTTTTTTCAACGATTTTATTCGTCTTTCGTATTCTTTGTCGGTCTCCAAACGATGTTTGTAAACGTAATATTCCACACCATCGTATCCCCTGTTTTCCATTTCAATTCCTTCCCAACCATCATCTAGCTCTGATTGCAATAAAGAAATAATCTTTTCAAGAGGACCTTGGAAATCATCCCAAAATCGTTCGGTTTCTTTAACTTGAATTTTAAAAGAAGTAGTCATTAGTCCTTTCCTCTACTGTTCAAGAATGAAGTTCAGTGGCATTGCTGAGTAGTCCAATTCGCGGGCAATTTGAAGCAGTTCAGGTGCGGCAATCATCCCTTGGCCGTCTTGGCACTGGTTAATCACTTCACGCAAAGCGGCGGCCAGCATTTCCTTGTCGCTGACCTCACGGTTGCGCAGATCAGCAAGTGTGCAGTAGGCGTCAAAGATTGCTTCTGTTTTCTCTTCAACCTTTTTGCGGGCAGCCTTCTGCCACCAACACGGTTCAAGTTTAACGCCAGATACATCAGCGCTGGCTTGGCGCAGGTTATTCATGGGGTCACTCATCAGAAGAAAACCGCCAGAAACTAATCTTGAAAAACGGGAAAGACTTAATAGGAAATACAATCCACGTTTTTTGGCTAGTCAAATCAATCCATCCGGTAAGCCCTCGTGGATTAAGACACCCTTGGTTGTGCCAGACCAAACCAAATACTTTGCCCCAGTCAGACGTGATCTGGATAGGAAGGTCGTCAGTCATTAGTCGCTTTCTCTTGTGTGTGTAGTTAAGTTATTCAATAGCATTGCGGTAATCCTGGAGCACACCAGCTAGTTCATGTTCGTGGCACAGACGGAACTGTGCATGTGTTGATGATCTGCCGTTGTCCCAAGCTACATCGTAGTAGGTGTAGGTGTGTTTGCGTGCATCTTTTTTTTCAAATACATTGGTTACAACACCAATGCGTTGAGTTGAATTACGCAACACAACAATTGTTTTTTCTGGTCTGATAGTTGGGATGTAATTGTCTTTTGGTTTTTCAGCAACGCGATCACCAACCTTGAATCGAATAATCTTAACGTGTTTAGACATGGGTCCAGACTTTGTAGTTAACAATACGTGACACGTGGCCACTGTTGATTCCGTAGATAACAGCAATAGCACGGTTTGATTTGCCTTGACGTTTTAATCTACGAATATCAAGGATGTTCTTTTCAATTAATATTGCATTACCATTTTTAACTCCTTGTGTGTCAGGTAGTTTACCACCACGCTTAGGTCCTCGCTGGTACTTGAGATACCGTTCAACTGTTAAGAACTTTTTGTTGCAATCAAAGCATTGACAATACCGTTTGGTAAAAGTGTCATAACGATCTGTTGAACTAATTTTTGTATTAGTGCTGTGACATTTAGGACAACGCATTAATTCTTTTCAGTAACTAAGTTGTCTACTACTGCAGGTAAGTATTCATCCAACCAATCTTCAACAGTAAGCTGATCTTCTGCAGCAATAGCAACAAGTTTCCAATAGGTGCTTTCTTTTAAAGAAAGACGTACATCAATAAACTTTTCTCGTTCAGTCATGATTCAATTTCAGTAGGAACTTTATTAAGCTGGAGCGAATCTAACACATGTACTGTGGTATCAATACCAACAAAAGAAATAAGATCTTGAATGATCTCATCTTTATGTTCGTGATAATACTCAGAGAGTGATAGTTCTGCAAGCTTAAGCAATGTATTGAGATCCATCAAATCTACAATCTGTGCAATAGCTGCATCTCTTACTAGATCCCATGTGTGGTCAGGAATGTTGTCGTTGATTTGTTGGATGAGCTGTTGAAGTTCTTCTGGTTGCATAAAATAAATACCCCCGTTTGCACGGGGGCTGAGTTGTGTTTCGTAAGTAGTTTAAACAGCTTGAGCACTGGTGTCAATGATGTTATCCATCATGCCAGCCTCACGCATCTTATCCAACATTGCGCACATAATGGTAGCGTGTTCATGTGTTTTATCCATGAATGCTTTAGCGCGTTCAGGAGTAATGGCATGAACAGTACCATTGGCTTCTACGTATTGCCAGCTACCATCAGGCATTGGTTCTCCCTGGAGTGCAAGACGCTCTGAGTTGCGTACGTACCTGAACTCAAGATTGTGACAATCAGTAAGACCGTCTACATCAGTCCAGGTCAAGCCAAGGTTGTAACGCTTGTCCTCATCCATGTAACCATGGGGTTGAGGAATGAGATGTTTGAAGTAGGAAAACATGGTGTGAATTGAGTAAATGAACTATTAAACCTGGGACTTACACTGTATAGATGCCCAGTTAGTCAAACGTTTTTCCAAGTAACTCCCCTGTGGATAAATTGAATACACATATAAGTAACACCATAAACGCCAGCAATTTCTTTATATGCTTGATAACAAGATGGATAAGTAGCCATAAACTTTGGATCGTAAAGCATTGTTTTAATTTCCATAACTTGTGATCGAGTAAGTTTAGATGTAAATGGTTTTAGGTTTTGATTTCTATTTTTTATATATTTCTTGGGTTCTTCTCTTGGAAGTTTTGTAATCTTTGGTTCAATACGTTGTTCAATTTGCCGACCATCTTCTGTATAATCAATGCGTACAACAGTAGGTTTACTAACTTTTGGTTTGGTTACAACAGGAGCTTGTTCTACTTTTTTAATTACTTTGGTTGTACTGGTTGGCAACTTAATTGATTGCTCAATTCCATTGTCATCAGTAACAGAGATGTGGAAATAGTTATCTGTTTTAAATACAGATACTTGTTGTGGCTTGGTGTAAGTAACAATAGGTTGCATGATTTTAATAGCAAATGGATTGGTACCTGAGGTGAGATTTGAACTCACGCTGGAACGATTTTAAGTCGTTTGCCTCTTCCGCTGGGCTACTCAGGCATACTTGGATTTACACTCACATCTATTGATGTGTGATACCAAGTATGATCATGAGGCAGCGGTTCGCAGCCATAGTTCCACGTATCGTAATCATTCTCGTTACGTGGGTCTTCAATCAGGATGTACTGAGGTGAGTTGTCATGAATGTAGTTACTAATAGTTGCCATTGCCATGGCAAGAAGTTGATCGTCTGTGTAGTCAGTCATTAAGTGTGACCCGTCCTATCCTCGACAATAGGGCGGGTCAGCCTGTGGGGGCTAAGCAGATGCTAGCGCAGACTCACGTTGCGTCAACGCCTTGCTGAATGCAGTTGTGTACAACTCACGTTCCTCATCCGTAAGCCTGGCGTTGCTAATACCAGCGATCTGTTTAACGGACATCATACCCATGTTGACTTCCAATTGGATTGTGAACATGGGTTTGCTATCAATCATGCACAGCACAATGAAGTGCTTCTTCTTACGAACACCATCTGCATAACCACTGGCACTACCGACGCAATTACGTACGGCTTGTCCCCATGCAGCTAGTTGATGGGTATCAACTGGTTGGAAAAATGTCCACCTACTGGAACCAAGTTCAAGCTTGACTGGTTCTGGGAACAAATCCTGGGGTAGTGATTCGTTTTTGTTCTTGACCTTCCATGCAACAGACTGAACGTGATCATGGAACTCCATGAGACGCCAACGTTTTGGAACATCAAGAGTTAGTGGTTCCGTTGCACATGCATTGTGTGCAAGGATTGTATCTAGCATTGATACCGTATCACTCCAGTTGGAATAATAAAAACGTGGACACTGTAGATCTGAGTCATAATAGTAACGAGTGTGCGTATTGTTTATTTCTCGTTCATATTCTTTTTCAAGAATAGAAAAGAATGAAGCAACAGGCATGTGTTTGTTCAACCATGCTTGTGTAATAATTGTACCTTGACGTGTTGATTTAAAACTTAACAGTTGAACAATGTAAGTTTGATAGTAATCAATGGGACACTCAGGCCATACGTCATACACAAAAGCAATAGCATTAAATAGTACATGGATCTGAGCCCATGGTCCACGGATACACCTAAGATATTGATTACTAGTATCGTTAAACATTGCATTGACTTGATCACATCTTGCTTGAATCCATTTCTTAAAGAACGGAGTAGCAATAATGTGCAGCATCTTGTTTAGTTGCCTATAGATATCACCGTCATATCCACTGTCGTGTGCATAATGAGTGATAAGTTTGAACAACAAGTCATATGAGATTACAGCTTTGGTAATGTCATGTTGTTGCCAGAATGTTCTACATTCTTGACCATAATGATAACCATTAGTGAAGATAACAGAAGCTGGATTGATTGCCCGGAGCCGAGCAAAAGTTGATTGACTGTCAGACCACATAGGGATTGTGTTAAACAGTTGATCTTCAAATGCTTTTACTTGTTGGCACAGATTACCAGACTTTTTGTAGTAAGCTTGAGCACCTGGGATGTTCCAGTTCTTTGCATCGTAACCATCAATAATATCTTGTCTGGTTACTAGTTTGTTGAATGTAAAATACTGAACGCGGCCAAGCTGATATGTAGATAGTTTGTTTGGATTGTCAACGTATAAGTGCTTACGAACTCTATGTGGCAGCATCTTGTGTGCAGATGCGTTGTCTTTGAATGCAAACGAGTATCCATAAATGTACTGATCTTTTTGATGCTTAGGTGGTAGCCATGCTGCATACCACACTTGCTCAAAGTGATACAAGATTGCATACGGAGTTACTGCACCTTCAACAATTCGTGTAAACAGTTGGTAACGATCAGGTGCAGCCTGCAAATTAATATTGTCAATAGCATCGTTATATAACGATACTGGCAATACTTCAGTTGGAATCAGTTGGTTGGGTTTACCCAGTGGGTGTGCAGCTTTCTTAGTCTTGTTGTTAATTGTTTTCTGTTGTTTAGCCAGTGCTTTAAGAGCTGGGTCATACGCCAACAACTCTTGTTGTAGTTGAGTAGGAAGACGGAATTGCATGGTGAGTTCGTAGTGAGTGTGTGGTGTTGAGCAGTTTAACGTCATGCTCAGGACGATGGATCAGATACGCATTACCTCTTCACCGTTACAGGTAAAGACTAGTTGATCGTCATAGTCATCCATGTATTCCTGCAATGTCATAGTCTTCTCTGGTGTGAAGACAGGCATTTCGTTTGCAAAACCAAACGCACTGTACACACGACCTTTGGGACCACGAATTACCAGGTACCACCGTTTGAATTCGATAGAGAAACCAATCATGATGCTAGGTACCAATCAGATGTGTCGACAAGTTGCCATTGAAGATCTCTGTCAGCAAGATACTGACAGAAGCCATCTTCATCAACAGGGATTTGTTCATCCTCATCCAATTCAAAATCTGCAATACAAAGTGCTGGAGCCCATTCATCAGGTTCAAAGTAAGTTGCTTTGTGTAGAAGAAGCATGTCTTCAACAAGTGCAGTAACTGTGACATGGGATTGATTGATGGTTGTTTCTTCAATTGATAAGATTGTCATGAGTGTAGTTAGTAGAGATAACTATTGTCACTAATAGTGCCTCCGTGGTACAGGTTTGCAGGGGGGTCCAGGGGGGACCCCATGCATGTACCTTAGTCAGGTTCTACAAACTGACAAGCAGTTGTGATGTAACACTTGTATTTGTTCCAGGCACGTGCTGTGCAGAACTCGCCATGGAACCGTTGTTCATCACTGCAGTATTCACGTGCACGCTTAGCTGCACACTGTGCAAGATTGATGCGATCAAACATGCTAATGTAGTTGTCCATAGTTAAGTTGTTGTTGGGGTTGAAGTTGATGCTGGGACTTACACCACGTACTTATGTAGGTGATGCCCAGTGTTTCAGTCTTCTTTATCAAATGATTTCATAATTGATTCAGGCATAGACATTTCAATTGAAGGCAAGTCATAGTCGTCATTTGTATCAACAATAATTTTATGTAACGGAAAATATCCATCACTAAGATCAGCGTTGAGTTTCCAAATTTCTACTAATAGTTCTCGAAAAAATCTTTTTCGGTCCTCTATGCCTGTAAACTCATCAGCACCATAAACTTTTTTAGTGTCAGTAAATTTAAATTCAATAGTAAATGAATCGATCATGATCTTTAGATTATCTTTATGTTTCGTTTGCTTAAACCGGTGCCTGGGATTGAGATAGATCCAAGGACACCAGACTGCCGTGCGTTAAGTGTTAGTTGGAATGGACCAAGTTTAATTGATTTGGTGTACGATTTGATACCATGTTCAGTTAAGTTAAAGCCAGCGATAGTACGGTCAAAGTTAATAGGTGATTTCTTTGTCATAACCAAAGTCGTGAATTTGTTTAACAAGTTTGTGTTCGTCTTGAGTTAATTGTGAATATAAATATTCAACCATATCATCATCAGATGATAATGAATTGATTGCAGCAATTGCACGATGTTTGTCATGTGTTGTTGTATAAGAATGTGGATGAGAAATAATTTTAGATATGCAATCTAAAATTTTATTGTAACGAGCTTCGTTTACTTCATTTGTCATCACCAGTCTCCACAAGTAAATGTTTGAGTAACAACAAATGAAAGAGCAAAGGTCTCCTCTTCAATCTCGTCTTCTTCTGCTGGATAGTAACGAGCTTCGAATCCGCCAGTGCCTACCGATCGATCATTAATAGATCGATACAAAAGATTCCGACATGAACGCTTCATACGTTCAATGGTTGGAACAGTTAAGCTACCGTCTTCCATAACGTTAGCCCACTTCCAATCAAGTGCAGTCATTGCAATTTGGACTTTCTCAAAGTTAAAACGTTCGAGAAGGTCTTCAATAAGTTGGGATTGATGTTCAGTGATTGTGAATGTCATTGCAGTTATTCAAACATTTTGATAAAGAGAATTGTGCCACATATAAAAAATGTGCACAATACTAATGCATCAGGCCAGCTCATGGTTTGTTGTAAATAGTTCCGTTGCGTTTGTAAAGATCAAACCCATGCATAGTCTTTGTGTCAAGTGTAGTGTAAGGACCAATGTTGGCACAGCCAATTAAGTAGTAGAACTTAAAGAAGCCTGGGTGTTCATCCCACTCTTCATCAGTACACATAAGTTTAGATCCAACACCAAACGTATTCTTACGTTGGGTAGTCCATATGTCACCTGGCTGAGCAGGCAGGTGACGTGTCTTAGATTGAGTCTTAGGTTGAGTCTTTGGTTTAGTTGTAGTCACTGCAGATCTCCTGGCATGAGTGCATTGGTGTCTTCATCAGACATATTGGACATAACAAATTTGTTTCCATCGGCGTCTACAAAGCCGCCGACAAAACCAATACCATGTCGATCAGCAGATTCTTTCATCTTTGCAACGATTGACATAGCTTGCAACCGTTGGTTATCAATGGCATCAGGGATGCGTGGTTTGGGTGCGTCGTTAAGTGCAGTCATGGTGAGTTAAGTGTGTAGTAGTTGAGCAAGCTGGGACTTACACGCCTTCTGTCAGAGCGATGCCCAGCTTGTGTTTATAAGCTTACCACCCTCTGTCAAGGGTGACCACCCCGTTCATGAGTGGGAGCGTGCATATTTGGGGTGAAAGCTTATTGAGAATTTAAATAAATGTTTAATTTATTAATTAGCTTTTGTTAATTCAAATGTATTTAAGTTATTGTTCATTGTTTTAAAACCCCATTTTCTACGGTTAGTATTTTGTTCAGATTTTATTGCCCATTTTAAATTATTTGGATTATTGTTAGATGGACAATTATCAATGTGATCAATAGTCATAGATAATTTGTATTCATTAAAAGTTAAAACATACACTATTAAATGTACTGGATATTGTTTACCTTTATATGTAACACGCCAATATCCATGTGAAGTTAAACAACCTGCAACGTTGTTTGCTTTAACACGATTAGTAATTGATATTTTCCATCTTAAAAAAGATGGAGAAGTTTCATCTACATAAAACAAATTTTTAAATAAGGTTAAATTGTTCATTGCAGTTACCGATGCATTTCTTGGTGTTCTTTCCATGCAGCAGTGTGCATTTCATCCATAGTTATCGGTGGTTCACCAACCCATTCATCTGGTTCATCAGGCCATTCGATAGCTTGCTCAAGTTGACCAATGGCTTCTAACAGATATTCTTCGTAATGATACGGAAGATCATTGTATCCCAAGGGACGATTCTGTTCCCGTTGGTAGATAGCCATAAGTTCTTCGATGATCAGCGTGATGCGCATGTCATCGTTGAGCTGGTAGGTATGTGTACTACCATCATGACGGGTGTACGTGTTGCTGGTGAATTGAAGTTGATGTTTAGCCATGGTGTGTTTGTTGATAGTTGATTTGATGCTGGGACTTACATCACGTACTTATGTAGTAAATGCCCAGCTTGTAGTATTAGTACTATTGCCAATACATGGATAGTATTGGCAAGTTTTATGTGCGCTTCAATACTTAGATTAAGCCAAGGATTGAGAGCCAACTGTTGGGGTCGTCGGGTTCGACCTCGTCCTCCTCTGGCGTGAAACAGACTGAGTCGAAGACCCACTCTTCAATTTCTTCGAGCGTGGGGACGGGGTACCACTCACGTTTCCAGAAGATGTGCGGCCAACCGTCTCTGATTTCAACGTCGTGGAAGCAGAGTGTGGTGTCGGCTGGCTCTTGTCCCTCTTCGTTGGTGAGTGGGGTGTAACCGACGATTGCAGCAATGTCGTGTTGGATGGGTTGGAGGGCCATAGTAGTGAGATGAATTGAAGGAACAGTGTAGTGAGAATGGTCAGGATAACGATGATGTGTAGTATTACATCATCATTATATTGTTGAGGCTGAGTGTTAGTCATCAGTTAGTTCATCAGTTGGGTTAGGTGGTTGCATCTCTTCTTGCATAGCTTGTTCCTGCTGGTACGCAAGGTCAGACCATGCGTCAAGAAGATCTGCATTGTAGTTCTCATCGAGTTGTTGAGTTGTCATCGAATGAGTTGATAAAGGACTGAGCAGTTTAACGTCATACTCAGGACGGATATCAAGAATATGAATAAACGACGTTTATCAGAATTCCAAGTAATAGCTAGTCAAATGGTTTAAAATCTGTATCTTTCAAGAGAGAGTCAATGTGTGCAACATCGCATTCTCTCATGTATTCACTTAAGTTTTCTGATGGATCAATCTCATAGTCATCAGTTTGATTCTCAACAACTTCGCATCCAATGTCTTCGAGTTGATCAACGTAGTTATCCCAGCTATTGGCATTGCCATAGACATGGGCATAACGCCCGGTCTGGTCAACGACAAGTGCTACATAAGTCATGGGTTGAGCCTCAGGTAGTGTGAAGGGTCTTTGTTCTGCAGCCATTAACTTTGCAGTAATGGCACGCAAATCGTGCCTAGATAGTTCTCCATTTGGTCTCCACTTCAACGCGGTATTTGCAAATGTTGTAGTAGGTAAGACCATTGGAATAACAGATAGGTTAATTAGTTTACCGTGGTTCGACCAAGGTTTGTTGGCATGACCACTGTAGTAAAGACTTTGTAAAGTCGGTACCAAGCATAGCGCCTGTTACGACAAAAGCGATACCGATAACAATGGTTGCAGATAAAAAGTTACAAAGGTAACGTCCTGCTCTACTGCTGTGGTACTCAGGGTACACATCAGTGTGAATAAATTGTTTAGGTCCAAGTTTAGTAATCTGTTTCATTGGAGAAAGTCCTGTGTAGTAGGAATCAACCTTCGGTTGATGGACGGAGTAATACAACTGTACTACGTTGCAATAGGCAGGAGAGGAAGAAGATCTCCTGCAGAAAACCCACTCATCAATGATGAGCAGGGTTAAGTGCAAGAATCAGTTAGTCAAGAGTCAGGCCGCAGCAGTTGCAGCCTTCTTCTTACTAGCAGCCTTCGTTCCTTCCTCAGCTTTGGGCTGAGGCTTGGAACCAAAGGCATAATCAGTCACTTTCAGTTGAAACTCTGGTTGCTTGAGCGGCATGAGCTCTTCATCTTTCATATAGAAAGCACGGATGCCTTGAATTTTACCAGACACCGTGAGCTCTTGGCCTACAACCAGATTGTCATTGGTATAAGCAGTAAGCAAACCATTGCTGTTGAAGAATTTGATTGTGACCACAGCATCTTTAGAGATACGGTGGTACAAAGTAACAACCAAACAGTCACGCTCATCTTCCGTTTTGATAACGATAAGACTTGCAATGCGACCAACAACAGTAAACGTTTGCAGATCAGCGTAAGTCATAAAATTAAATTGAGTTGAGTTGATAAGCAAGCAGAGATGAACTCTGCAGAAACCCATCGAAATCGATGGGAATATGCAAAGATCACCAGTCGTAAACACGAATGGCTTTAAGGTTAACAGGAGAGATATCCAGTAGTTCAGCACCAGCAAGCAATGCTTCTGTTTGTGTGCGAGCCATTAGCTCAATAACAAACTCACTACTAAACACTTTCCAAATAACCAAGGGACGTTCCACGATTAGTCCACTAGATGTTCTTGTTCCCATTTAAGAAGTGCACGGTTGAGATCAACCTTCTTCTCAAGGACAACACAGAACGGGACCAAGTCTTGGAACTGTACCAAGCCATCTTGCCATTGATAAAAGATCTCCAGTGCAGCCTGGCGCTGACTTTCAATCTCCTGATCAATGATAGGAGTGTCTCGACGTGCAAGAAGACGAGCTTCTTGGGTAAGGAGACGTTCAACAGCTTTAGGAGTCATAGCGAAACCAAGTGGAGTTGAGTTGAGTTGTGCAGATGTAAAGTCTGCAGAAACCCATCTTGTTACAGATGGGAATTTGTAGACATCACATCATTTGTTCGATGCGTTCTTGCTCCATTGTGGTGGAATAGTCGTAATACTCTTGCATCTCCATCAGCATGTCTTTCATGCTGGTAGGAATTGAACCAAGAGTACGTACGTCGCGATCAATCCACTCTTGCCATGTGGCACCAGTGTCTAGATCATACATGTTCCACAACTTCTCAAAGTGAAGCTGTGTAGTTTCAACGTTGTACCAAGTAACGCGATACCGTCCTTCGTCAGGACGGTAGGTAAGTGTTGGGGTAGCCATAAGTCAATTAGTTTTGTAACCGTTAGAAGCACACCAATTCATATGAATTTGATGCGCAGGCTTAGGCCAGTCATGTTGAAGGCATTGTTTAGCAGTTGCTTCGTGCAACAAACGTGCACCAATGCAACTAGCAATACCTCCACCAATAACAACGGTAGCAATGTAAATAACCAATTGATTCTTAGTCATGAGTTGATGTGCAGTTGACAATCGTTAGGCATAATAAGTGCAGCCGCACGAATGCGGTATTCACTTATCTTCTGTCCAAGCTGCTGTTTAGATGGCAGCTTAGCAGTTTCTACTGCAGATGCTGTTAGTTTCAGCAATGCAGCAGTATTCTTTCGAATGTGTAGTGCAGTCATAAGTTGAATTGAGTTAAGCCACTCTCAGTGAGTGGCAATAGTTAGGCAGGGGTTTGCACCCTGCCACCCGCTTGTACGGATTAACCGTAGTTCTCGGGAAGCTCTACAAGCTCTGCAAGAACTTGGTGTTGCAGCTCGCGTTCGCCAGCAATCTTCAGTCCCCATGCGGCAATCTGAAGAGCTTGCTCACGGCTTAGTAGCTGCGAGTGGCCTGACTCCATCCAAAACTGGATGAGATCGTAGGCCGTAGCCGCTAGTTCTTCCCTGGTAGGAAGTACAGCAGCAGTAGTGTTGGTCACGGTATTCTCCGTGTGTGCGGTACCCATCTCCGCTGAGGGTAATAACTGGGACAGGGTTTGCACCTGTCCTCCCGCTTTAACGGATCAGTTAAGAGACCTAAACTTAATTAAAGCCTCACGAATTGCTTCTTGTACCCAGTGCTTTGGTACTGGATACAGCTGCCATTGCTTCCACGTCTCAAAAACAAGACGCCGTTCGACAGCTGAAAGATGTTTGTAGCTCACAGGAATCTCCTGTTGTGCGGTACCCATTTCCGCTGGGGGTAATGCTACGGTTTAACGTCCATCAGCTAGACGTGAATCGCTGAGATCCCTTGCTACGACTGGGTTCTAAGAACGACAGTCATTCCTGAACCGCTACCTCGCGGGAGGTTCCCCATATCCACATACTTTTCCACAGGGTGTGGAAAACGTAGTCAGATGTGTGGGTTCCCTGACATGCGGTGTGCAGGTTAGTGAGAGCTGCATAAACCCCTGCCGTAAAGACGACAGGGGAAGAGGCAACTATCAGATCTTGTGAATCACAACGATCTTCAACCCGTCCTTGTCTTGGTAAATGCGCATGCTCAGCTTATCGCTTTGCATGTCACATACCACTTGGAACAAGTACTGAGGCTGGCATACCTGACGCAGATCGCTATAAACAAAGTCGGCGGAGCCAAGCTCCTCCAACATCTGGTAAGCAAATTCCACATAGTTGCGGAAAAGCTCAGCATTCTGTTGCGTCGGACGCTCACCAACTTGCTGGCGCCAGTCGTGTTGCCAACGCTTAGCCTGTTTCGTTTGCATTGAATTAAACGCGATGGATTACCTGCGTTGCACGGATGCGCAGCCCCCGTTACACTTATATACCTACACACCTATTCTTTTTTTCTACCCACAACTCACTACGTATATGTATGTGGAGAACACTCAGACAATTATTACCCCAAAAGGGTTAAAAAGTTGGTACCCTCATCTGTAATAATGAGTATTTATACTTAAAAAAATATATAAAATACCCATTTGTACACCAAAAGTGCACGTAGCCCAAACTTTTACACAAAAATGCCGGGGTTATTTATGCCCCGGCTTGGTTAATAAACTTTACTTATGTTTATTTTTGTTTTTTACTCATGTAAGCTTTGGTTGCACCCACTGCTTTTCTAAATGCTTCTTCATCTGGAAGCCCATATGCCAATTCTTTTTTTGCTTCGGTTACAAAATCACGCACTTCTAGCGAATCGCGTCCAGTTTTAGCCATATCCATGGCTTTTTCTTTAATTTTCTCCAGGGCTTCTACCCGTTGTTGGCGCACACCTGCGTCCATTTCACACATTACTTCTGTATTTAAATAATATAACGTACGTACGCTCCAGATTTCTAAACAATAGAATGTAAAAAGATTAAAAGTCGGTTTAAAAGTAATAAATGGCGCTTTCTCAAGCTGATTTCTACGCTTACAGTCGTGCCACTGGTGCTCCTGTCCCAGAAGATCCCAGGGAACGGGCAGAGATGGCGCCCGAAGTACTGGCATTCCGCCGTAATCAGCTCAAAGCACCTGAACAACAGGGTCCAGACCCCTTATCTGTAGGAATTGGGGTAGGTTTGGCTCTTGCTGGAGCAGGTGGAGCATATTTTGGTGCGCGTCGGTTGATGCGTGCGCCAAAACAAGCTGCAAACGCAGGCGTTCGTGTAGCAGATATTAAAGAAGCAGTTGCGCGAACTCCTGATGTAACAAAAGTTTCTAAAACTTACACACCTGACCCTTCTAAAGTTGCAACACCGTCAACTGTTGCAGTAGATATACCAGATCCCTGGAGCGATGCAGAAACAAAATTTACACCACGTTCTTTTTTAGAAGAGCGAGGTTCAGTTGCTCCACGTGTAGACGTTATTGATAATGCCGATCTTACTTCTAAACAAAAACAGTTAGGTCCTTCACTAACTGATCAAACATACGACGCAGTTGAGTCGGGTATTAATCAAGAAGAACAACGAATTGACGTTAAACTTCAACGTCATACAGGTGTTGATGTTCCAGAAGTAGATATTCCTCAAGTAGAGGATACTTTTGAAGCATATGGTTTATTACCACCTGTCCAACGTACTTTAACAAAAGAAGAAAAAGAAGCAAAGATATTTGCACGTTTAGAAACAGAAGCATTAAAACTTGGCAAGACAACGCATTCAGCAGCTAATCCCTTTGGACCAGAAGGAAAACGCATTCCCCCTGGGCCATTGCTATATCCTTCTCAGATTCCCGCACAAGAAGGTCAAACGGTTGCAGGTGTTTCAAGCCCTACTCGTGAGTTTTTAAGTGCATATGCACAAGGTGATCCCCGCGTACAAGATGTTGTTCGACGTGAAAATGTTACAGGGTTTGAACGGATTAAAACTTATGGCGGCGTAAAAGGAGCTTCTTTATTAGAAGGTGATGTTTTTGATCCTTTATCTGGTGAGTTAATTTCTCAAGGAGAGCAAATTTCTGGTACTGGAAAAACTAAACAGGTACTTAATCCTGCCTGGACCGAGGCGTATAAAACATATTGGGAACGTCGCGCAGCAGAACTTCCGCATACCCTTGATGATTATGAGGCACGTAAAGCTGTTGGTAAATTAAATTATCAATTACCTGCAGAAGAACAAACTGAAAACAATAATGCACAAATGTTTGCAAAGTGGGATAAACAAACATCAGGAGCTTTGCAAGAATTGTATGCTGAAACAGTTGGTGATACGCCTCAATACATTACCGAGATTGTAGAACCCAAAACAAGTTTTGCGGGAACCGAAACCCAATATCGTGGACAAGCTGGAACAACAGGCGAAACAACTGGTGCACCTGTGCCCGTATTAAATCCAAAAGGGATTGTCTTTGGTGCTCGAAAAAAAGAAGGACCATTTGTTTCTGTCGAAGAAAAGGCTCTTGCTCGCGCGGCGCAAGACCCCTCTTACGCTTCAGGAAAAGTACTTCGCTTTAAAGGAGAAGGCGGTTCAACCAAACTTGATGTAATGCCTCTTAGTTACGATACTGAAGGCGATGTTCTTCTACCTTCTTCTGTTTCAGGCCAACAAGTTAGGGGTAAAGCAAAAGTAACGCGCACAGCCCTAGTTCCTTTACAAAAAGCTGTTTTAGTAAAAGACGCAAGAACGGGACAACAAAAAACACAACTTGTTAATTTTTCTGTTGATTTAATGGCTCCTGTTGGTACGCGCACGGGTATAGATGAATCAGGCAAAGAAATTGCAAAAACAGTAACTTTACAAGAAGCTGTTAATGATTTACGTAATTATCACGGAAATGATTACGCATCTTTAAATCGTGATGTAGATGCATTGTTAAAACGTACTCATAATGCTTATGACGTTCCAGTAATGACACGAAGTGCGTTTGATAAATATGACGAAGGACGCAACGAGTTTATTCGTATGCTTTCTGGTAGTCAATATGAAGCAAAAGAATATGGGTTTTTAACATCTGTAGAAGGACAAAAATTACCCTACACAGGACCTATTGGTCCAGGTCAAAAAGGAAATAGAGCCGAAAACGTAGCAAATGCACGTTTAATGCTTTCACAAGCAGGTGTTCCTTTGGATAAACTCTCTGATTATTTACCTGATCTAGAAGAGTTGGGAGAAACTCCTCGTGTTGAAACAACATCTAAACGTGACCTTGGAATTCCCAAGCCAGATGTTATGTCAACTGGTACAGATTTGGGTATTCTTACCAGTACATATGAACGTATTTCTCCCAGGATGGGAGGTGCTGTCACAAGTCAATTAAGAGATTTAATTTCTAAAGGTGCCAAAGTTGAAAATATTGATGGTAATGTAATTTATTCAACTGAACGAGGTAAGGTTTCTTATCCAGAAAATCAATTAATTCAAACTTTAAAATCAGAAAACCAAGACGCACCTTCTATTGCTGCTTTAGTTGGCAGATCTATTGCTACAGAAAAAACTGATCCTTTAGCTATTCGCAAAGAACCAAGCGTTCTTGCACAAGAGCGAGGTAGTGAAACTGGTTATTATTACGACGAAGCTGGTCAACGGCGTAAAGAGCCTGTTACAACTCCCTGGGGCTCTTTTACAGGAGCAGCTCGTTTTGCTGCTGGTCCAGCTTCCGTTGCTTCCATGGGAACGTATCCACAAGGAGGCAGTCGGGTACGCGTAAAAACTTCGCCTACAGATTTAAGTCAACTTCAAGAACGTAATCAATTTGCTTTAACTGCTAACCTTACTCCTGGTGGAACAGTTCGTCAAGGTGCAATAAACCTGGGCGGCGGCCTTGGTTCAATTGCAGCAGGTATTGAATCGTTACCTAGTGAATCGGCAACGATTGAGCGCTATGGTGTAACCGGCGGACAACTCAAACAAGTTGGAGAAACTCTTATGTCTCGTGCTGCACAAAAAAAAGCATCACAACAAACCGCAGCTTCCTTGCCTATTAATCAAGAAGAGATTGCCCGTGACCGAGCAACCGCACAACATCTAGCTAATTACATTACAGCAGCAGCTCAACGTTTGGAAGGCCCAGAGACTTGGCAAGGTGATGTTAAGCTAAAAGGCAGGGGTCAGAGTGCGTTAAGACCGTATCAAGCACCTTCTGAAGCAATGCTTCAACAATTAATGCGTGCGTATCGTTAATTATGGCTGAAGAAAAGAAAAAAGAGAAAAAATGGATTCAAAAAGCTGATATTAAAGAAGGTGTTTTTACAGCTAAGGCTAAGCGTAAAGGAATTACTTCTGCTCAGCTCCAGGAGAACGTTCTTGCTAATCCTGAGAAGTACGACGAGCGTACGGTAAAACAAGCTAACCTTCGTAAAACTCTTGTAGGATTACATAACAAGAAAAAAAATAAAGAATGAAAGATGCACGCCTGGAGCTAGGTCGATACATATCCAATCCTTTTGATAACAAAGGACGAATTCCGTCTCAGTTAAATTTTCGTGAGTTGTTTCGTGATAAATATGCAACGGAATATGGTGGCTCCCCCTGGGTACCGTCTCGATATACTTTTGAAGATTTAACTAAGGCCGTTCAAAATCGTAAAGTAATTCATAATCCCCGTCTTAACTACGTTTCTAATTCTCCTTTTTGGGATGACAAGAACGAGCTTCCTCAAGAAGGGTATGAAATGTTCCAGGGGCTGGGGCGATTTAAAAGAACTGATTATAACTTTGATGAAGGCCGCGCTTTAACACGTGTGCGCCCAGAAGAACAACCAGATTTTAATCCTGGCTGGATAGAAGCTTATAAGTTAAGTCCTACAGTGCGCCCTGATAAACGCGCTAAAAATCCTATGCCACGTACCAGGAATCCAGATCCAAATGGATTCATTATGCAGCTTGCAGAAAAGCGTGCAGAAAATGAATTTAAAGATAACGTATCTGTTGCACAACTTCTTGCTGACAAAAAATTAAACCCAACAGAAGAACGGGTTGGCCAAGAAAAAATTACGGAAGAAGAAGAAAACATATCTCCGGGCAAGACGATTACAACAACGTAAAATAAGTACAGAATCATAAGTTAGATATCTGTGGTTAAAGCGCAACCCCTAAAAAATTTATTGTCTTTTTTAAGGTTAGGTAGCCCCGGCTCTAAAGGAGCTGCTCAGTCTGCTGCAATGGGAGCTGGTTTAAGTGGAGCTGTAGGTTTATTAACGGGTGGTCCAGTAGAGGCATTGGCTTATGGTGCAGGAGATTTTTTAATTAACTATCCTATTCTTAGGGCGACACGTAAAGTATTTAAACCAACACCTAAACAGATTTTAGATAAAAAAACTAATAAATACGTAGAAGCACCAGGCGACCCTCATTTTGTTGAGAATATTGTTAACGTTGGCGCTTCTCTTGGCGCAAGCCAATTGATTGGAAGTATGCTGCCACAACGCGTTGAATCTGTTCAACCTGATGCACAACAGTTTTTAGCGCAACAAGCTCAACAAGTTATTCCTCAAGTTGAATCTCAAGCGGCGCAAAATACTCAACAAATGATTCAACGATCTCGTGTAAACAGTCTTCCGTTGGGTAGTCTTGATGTTGCTCCCAACACAATGTATCAAACACAAGGAATTGAACATACCGCTTTTCATTATCCTGGTTTGACGTTGCCTCCTGAACTACTCGCTCAGTTGCAAGAGCAAGGAATGACATAGTTATGTTAAAGCAATATCAAGGTTTTCGTGGTGGTGTCAGAGCTGCTCAACAATCTTTAGAAACCTTAGGAACGGGCAAGTCTTATCGTCCAAGGCGTAATATTTTTTATGATCCAGAGTTTAGGGAGGATATTAAAAAAGCAGGGATTAGTAAAGAAACACCGTTAGCTTTTCTTGGTGCATATGCAACACGTCTTGGTGCTGACTTAACCACTGATGAGTTGCGTTCATTGTATTGGCAAATGAGTCATCCATTGGAGATGGCTGATCAAACAATGCGTAAAGTTGTTGATCCAGATAAGCAACTTGGTTACGCACGTGGCTTGCTTGCATTAACTGCTATTGCTCCAGCCGCAGCTCTTACTGGTGCATACAACCCATTAAACATTGGAGAGTTAGGTAGGCCAACTGGTTACAAGCAAAATGCTCCTGACCCAGAAGATCCAACTAAAACAACAGAACCTGGTACTGAACTGTTTCAACGTTTCTTCCAAGGAAGAACAGGTCGTCCTTTAGCTTTTGAGAAAGCTCGTGAAGAAATTCCTGATTTAACAAAGCAACGGTATGCCAATTACATGAATTTTCTTTATAACGATCCTGGTCCAATTGGTAAGGCAACTATGGGTATTGTTAAAGTTACACCAGAGAACCTTCAGGGCGACCCAGAGGCCCGTGTTCTTGGTTACCCGGTCAGTATCCCTTCTGTTACTGCACTAGCTGGTGGCATCACTGGGTCACGTATGGGAATCCTTTCTTCTCCCACTGTTGAGCGAACTGTCCAGCCAAGCCTGCTCAAAGGTGAGAGGGCGACTATTACTCGGACGATGGGAAGAAAAAGCCCAGTTCTTGTGCGTGGTTTAGCAGGCGGAGCAATTGGATCTGCCGCTGGTGCAATTGCAGGTGTTCTTGTCAACCAGGCTATTGCTGCCGCTGGCAATACACAAGATAAATTACCGATGCAATAAATGTTGCTTCTGGTAGAATTTAAACATCTCAAGAAATATTATTAATATGGACGACGGGTCCTCTTTTGGGTATTTAAGAAACCTTGTAGCATCGCGTGAAAAAGGTGGACAAGGCGTAAACCCGCTTTTAATTCGTTCTTTGGGGCCAGAAAAAGCGCAGCAATTTCAACAGGGAGTTGGAAATATAGGTCCACAAGCAGAAGCAGTAAGAAAAGGATATATGAAGAAGCCTGGTGCATATAGCACTATTGCAGCAACCGCAGGTACTTCTGCTTTACAGGCGTTAGGTGGTGATCCTCTTGGTGCAGTTACTTCTATTCCTGGAACTTTAGCGGGAGGCGGAGCTGGAAGTCTTCTTGCAGGTCTTATGCCAAAAAGTATTCAACCTATTGCAAAAGCAGTCTTTCCTTTAATCGGCGCTACAGTTGGTGGTAGCGCATCAGAACAAGCTGCACGTGCGGGCCTTAATTATCTTGGAGCTAAAATTCCAGGGTCAGAAGAAGTTTCTGCAAAGAGTAAAGAAGAACGGGATCGTGAGTTTATTCGTGAGCAAGCAAGGAAAGATATTGAAACTCAATCACGGGCCGATCTTGCGCGTGACGTAGAGTATGCAAGGGCAATGCTGCCGTTAACAATTGAGCAAGAAAAAGCATTAATGCCTCTTCGAGAGCGCCTTATGCGTACACAACTTGTTAACCAACAGGCTCTCAACGCAAGTAACGCAGCCCTTTATCAACAAATGGGACGTAGTGCAACGATGGGTAAATACGTGTTAGGAGCACAAGCAGAAGCTGGAGCTACAACTCGCACACTATTATCCCAAAATCCATACGCTGGTTCTGTTCTTCAAGCTCCTCAAATTAGCTTTGGTTGATCATGGCTTTTTCTGATACTCTTTCTAAAGGTAATCAAATAGGTATGTTTGGTTGGAATCCTCTTGCCAATATTCGCTCTCAAGAAGATTACAACAAATTACCTGACGATCTTAAAAAGGTTTATAATGAAGCTCTTGGGTACAGAAATATTGTTCGCGACTTAAACGAAACTCCAGATGAACGTCGCGAAAGATTGCAAGTTGAACTTGATGCACAAAAACAAATGCTTAATTTTGCACAAGGCTTAGGCAAAGAATCTGTAAAAGAAGCATATAAATATTCAACACTTGCTAATATTCCTAAAACCATTGCTCAAGGTTTTGGTAATATTGCGGCAACAAATTTATATGCAGGCCAAGCTGTAGCAGATACTTTTGCTAAAACTCTTGCTAATTATCCCAGGGCGCAATTCGCTTCTTATCAGTTTCAGCCTGAAAAATACTTTGGGTAGAATATAGTGAGTTACAGTTTTCCGTCATCATTTTCAACTTTTGATCCGTCAAAAGCTTTTTCTGGTGGTTATGGAAATTTTTCTAGCCTTGGCACGTTAAAAAGTGGAAGTGGAGGTGGAATGGATCCCTTAAGTCTTGGCCTTGGTTTGGGTGGCAGTTTGATTAGCGGTTTGTTTGGCATGGGCCAGGCACAGACCTCTGCAAGCATTGCACAAGCGCAACTTGCCGCTCAGAACCAAGCTATTCTTGAAGGACGTGAGCAAACTAAAGCAGCTCTTGGTTCTTCAATGTGGGGACCTCTGTTTGCTGCTGGTGCAGGCGGTGATATTGCTTTTGGTCGAGAAAAAGCTGCTAAAAAATGGCTGCAAGGATCTTTTGCAGAGCGTCAACTTGGCCTTGGTTCAGAAGCAGCAAAACGTGAGCGCCTGGCACGCATTTCACCAGAATCGAAAGAAGCCGCTCAATTTGAAAACCGTTTGGCTATTGAGCGTTCTTTGGCCGAAAAACGCGCATTAACTGATGCGATGTTTGGTCGTACATCTTCTAGTTACTTTGCATAAGGAGAAAATATGGGAGGAGGTCCTACCATTAAATATACTCCGCCACCGCCGGACGATAGTTTTGCAAAGTATTTGCAATACACAAAAGAAAAAGAATCTTTAGCAGAAGAACGTGCTGCAACAGAACGTGCAGAAGCTAAAGCTGCAGAACAAGCACGTAAGGCTTCTGGCGCCGCTGCTTACGGTGGGCTTAAACAAACCACTCAACAACAACTTGCTCAAGGTTTAATTGGTTACGAAAGTGCCGCTAACCAATTACGTGACTATGCAGCTAAATATGATTTAACTCCTCCTGAAGCAGATATTCAAGAGCTGACCCAACAGTACACAGCAGCTTTACCTGGTAAACGTGAGACCGGTATTAAAGCATCTTATGAAGAACTTCTTGGTCGTCAAGCAACTACTGAAGAACTTGCCAAAGCTCAAGAGCGTTTTGGACAGGGTTATTATGGTTCGATGGAAGACTTTAAGTCTTCTCTTACCAAAAGTTCTGAGTATCAAGATAAATTCAATCAAAGCTATCTTGATAATTATTACGACACCATGTACGGTAAGCAAACGCTTACCGCAGAGGGAAAGAAAACAGGTCAACGCACCTTCAAATTTGATTCCTCTCTTCTTCCCCAGTATGGCGGAGATCTTCAGGCGCGTACCAAGGTCACGACACCTGACTTTGGGAAAGAGTTTGTAGGCACTCCGGCAGAGCTGGAAGCGCAACAACAAAACATTCGTGATACTAGACAGTATCTGTACAGTGCAGGTCTTACCAACCTCCAAGGTGAGATTGATAAAGAGACACAGAAGCTTAAGAATGAAGGTACAGAAAAAGTTGCAAAGATTGCTTCTGCCGGTAGCCTGTATTCAAATCTTGTTTCTGGGTTCTGGTCTTAAATTCATATTGTTATAATTAATCAAGAGTCAATACTTATACAAGATGACCAGCTCTGTTCCTGCAGGACAAGGTACTGCCGACGATTACTTTGATATCAATAAGTTCGAGCAACTGCTTGCTCGTCTTGAAGCTTCCAAAGGTCGTCAACAACGTCAGAAATCTCTTGAAGGCCGTCGCGATATCTTTTCGCAAGGTCTTGCCAGCATGATGTCTAACTTCTGATGCAAGAAGAAATTCAAGAAGGTCAAATGCCTGAACAAGGATTTGATCTTGACAGTTACCGAAACCTTCTTGAGCGTTTGCAAGCAAACAAACGTGATCAACAACGGTTGGCTAAAAAACTTCCTGATTCTTCGCAACAACAAACTGTATAATTCGTTATCATGACTAGCAGTGTTCCCGCTGGACAAACTGATGTTGATGATTGGTTTGATCTAGATAAATATCGTCAGGCGGCTGGCGTTGCCTACGAATTTTCCAAAAAGAAAATGGAGACTGCTGGTGAACAAGAGCGAGAAACTATCGGTAAGGGTGCAGAAGAGCAGAGAACTTCCTCTGAGCAATCCCAGCGATTTAAACAAGAAGACGAAGCCCGAGACTACGGTCAGTCTCAACGAGCATATCGATATTAAAGTTTTTGACCACTGGTTAGACAACTTAGATTCTCCCACCAGGGAAAGTTTTGTTGCGTTTGCTGAAAGTAATAATTCAGTAATTGAAATTTATCTTTATTCTCGGTTCCTTGGTTACAACGGTTCAATTACTTGTTGTAATCTTTGGATTAACGAACACTACTCAAAGCCTGATCACAGGAGTGTACTTCTTGCTGAGATCATGGAGATGCAAGAAGACATCCGTAAACTCAGGGAAGATATTGAAAACTTTGCTGTTAAACGTGATTCAGGAGTTGCACGTATTGCTGGTATGCAAAAAGAATTGCGCGGTACTATTGCACAGGTAGAAAACTATACAGCTAATAAAGATCGTAAAGGTTTGTTGATGGCTGGTGCTGACCAGGCCATTCGTGAGTTATTGATGATTTTTAAAGACGATCCAATTGAAGGTCCCCTGCAAGAAGCATCAATGTCAGTGTGGGCTAAAATGCAATTAAGTGAATAGTAGTAATGCAACAACTACCAAACTATCAACATCCCCTTCCTGAGTCGCAACTGCGGACTGGTATTGTCTTTGGACCAGGGAGAACTACTCGTCTACCTGAGAAAGGTACACGCGAGTATCAAGAGCTTATTAATCGTATCCGTGGTACTGCAGCACAGAACTAATGAGTAAGATGCCAACAGAGCTTCTTGAGCACTTTAAGAAGAAAGAAGCCAAGAAAGAAGACGGTACTGAGATGAACGATAAGGAAAAACGTAAAGCGGCTCTTGATAAAGCACGTAAGTATCAAGAACAAAAACGCAGTAAAAAAGAAGAATAGGTTAGTATCAGATTACTAACTGGTCTTTTCTGTGCCTGCGTATCTTCATCAAGCTTATCGACGTAACGCCCAGGCTGCTGCTAAGAATCACAGGGTACGTAAAAAAAATAATGAAGATCTTCTGGAGCTGGCACGAGAAGACTTTGGTTATTTCTGTGAGTATGTAGCAGATAAACCACCTGCCCAACATCACCAAGAGTGGCACCGTCAATTGGTTACCAACCAAGACAGCTCTTGTTTACTGAAGATTGCCGGTCCAAATATTGATCTATTAGCACCACGCGGAAGTGCCAAATCGACTGTTGCAGGTTTGTTTGCTGCCTGGGCTATTGGTATTCATACAGCAGCTAAACGTCCACTGCAGATTCTTTATCTTTCCTACACGGTTGATATTGCTCGTTCCAAGTCAGCAACAATCAAAAGACTTATTGAAAGCAAAAGATATCAAGATGTTTTTCCGACAGTAAAACTTTTAAAGAATGTCACCAGTAATGAGTACTGGTCAATTGATCATCGTTTTGCTGGTATTGATATTGCTGGTGAAGAACAGTTTACACTCTGCGCTGCTGGCCTAAAAGGTTCAGTTACTTCTAAGCGTAGCCAATTGGTAATCATCGATGACGCAATCAAAAGCTCATCAGATATTGCCAACCCTGATATCAGGAAGATGATGCAGGATAACTGGAATGCTGTGATTGCACCCACCATGTTTGAAGGGGGAAGGGCAATCTGTCTTGGTACCAGATTCAGACATGATGACATCCATGCAACTACTTTTAATGAACAAAATAATTGGATGCAGATTGTTCTTTCTGCAATCCAAAACAATGAGATAACTGGAGAAGAAGAATCTTATTGGCCCGAGATGTGGTCATTGGATTACTTAAAGGAAAAGAAACGGCAAGCACCAATTGCTTTTTCTTTCCAGTACATGAATCAAATTGTCAGGCAAAACGAGTTGTCATTGGCGCCTGAACTATTGGTCAAAGCAGAGATTGCTACTGAGTTTGATTCACTGGCTGTTGGGGTTGACCTCTCCGCTGGTACAAAAGAAAAAAATGATTACACCGTTTTTGTGCTCGGTGGAAAATTAGGTGATCAGATTCACATTATTGATTACCGGCGTATGCGAGTGATGGGTAATCTAGAAAAACTAGATGCTCTTAAAGAATTGCTTAATGATTGGTCCATTCTTGGGCGCGACGAGAACGGCAATTACTTCCCCACGTACAACACTTGTGATGTCTACTCAGAAGCTGTAGCGTACCAAGCATCTCTTGAAGCTGACTTCAAACGAATTTGTTTGAGAAACGAGAATCTTTACAACATTAACTGGCATGCCGTTAAAGGTTTTAGGGCAGATAAACTTGCTCGCTTCCGTGGTTGCATGGGTCTTTTTGAAGATCGAAAAGTTATCTTCAATCGGTATCGAAACTTTACTTCAATGTTTGAAGAGCTTACTAACTTTGGCGTGAGTAGTCACGACGATTGTGTTGATGCGCTTGTTTGGTTAATCAATGGATTAACACGAAAAGGTACTCTTCAGGTTGATTATTAGATCTTAGAATAAAAGAAAATCTTTTTGCCATGGGACCCGAGTACCTGGCGATCCTCGTTACAACTTGTGTAGCTGGAATCTCAGGTGGTACCTGGGCCGCAAATAAGTTACTATCTAGGTCGCATGAAAGAATCAAACAACTTTCTGATCGCGTGACAATTCAAGAAAAAAAACTTGAGCATCTTGACGAAAGTTTTAATCGGATGCCACTGGAGTACGTGTTAAAAGTTGATTTTCTTCGCGAAATTCAGCACATGCACGACACCTTTAAGGAAATTAATAGTAAGCTGGACAGAATGATGGATCGCCTTCTCAAATGACCAGCTACATCGTCGAAGTACAAGAGGATCAAGACGGAGAACTTTTTATTGAGTTTCCCGAAGAAATCATCGAAGAACTCGGTTGGCAAGAAGGAGATATTCTTTCGTGGGATCTGAAAGGCGAAGGTATTGTCCTTTCTAAACTTAATGATGAGTCTGGTTACGAAGTTATAGAAGAGTAAGATAGAAACAAGATAATAACAGGGACATGGCTGGTTTTTACGGCGGATACATGGGTAACGCTGGTATAGAGCAATTAATGGCTGGTAATCCCAGTTTTGATATTAACCGTACCCCTGGCGCTTTAGGTGGAAGAAGTGGGGAACAACTAAAAAGACTGTATGAAGGTGGTACGCAACAAAATCAACAACTAAATGATGAGTTGAGGCAACGGGGAATTATGCCAGGGGGAGCTAAACTTTTTCCGCTTTCTTTACAAAACAATATGCAAGGTGCCGCCATGGGTAATATGGCTGGTCTTACTAACGCTCAGTTTTATGGCGGTCCACAAATGGGACAACAAGTCCCCCCTGGATTTCAAAATAAAATGGTCTACTAATACTTTGTAAAACTGTTAAACTAATTCCAGTGGGTTGAAAATAGTTAATGTCTGCAGACGCTAAATCCAGGCTCAAAGAAATTGTTGATTCCTATCTTGAAAAAGATGGTGGGGTTGGCGTTGATACTGGTGTCGTAGCAGCACACTTGGCACAAATGAAACTCTTTGGTATCCGCCAGGGGGTAGAATTTTTCCCAGCTCAAGACAACTTTGGTAATCAACGCAAAGATTTTATTGATCGCGTAGTTAAATACAATCAGATTGACACAAGGCTTGATTCCATTTGGGATTACTTTTTGTGTGATGGCCAGGGGTTGTTTTACATCCGGCCTACTATCAGCAATTACCGTCTTTATTTTTTCAGGAAGCACGAGTATCGTACCTACTACAACGTAGATGGAGAGCTTGATGAAGTTGTCATTATCTACAGTTATAAAGTTAAAAATGGTTTTGGCGTTAATCAAGATATTCAGCAAACTTCAATCACGGGGATGGATGGCCTTGGTTCCCCAGGCCAAAAGAAGTATATAAAATTATCAATCAAACGTAAGACTATTGAAGAGACTCATTCAGATGGTGAACTCTCTTTTGACCAACCTGTGTCTGTGGTACCAGGCAAAACACAAACTTATCGCAACACTCTTGGATTTATTCCTTGTGTAGAGATCTTCAACAACCCCAAAGGTTTCTCTACTGAAGGTGTTGGTGAGTTTGATTCACTTGCAAATCATATTGTTACGCATGACGAGATGATTCGTACGATGCGGAAGAACGTTCAATTCTTTGGTAATCCAACTCTTCTTTCGTCTCGTCCCAAGACTGATCTGATTGAGTCAGGTGGAGAAGGCGTGGTACAGCGCCCATCAATCGCTGCCAACTCTGGGTTTGCAAGCCCGTCTTCTCTTAGTCGTTCCATGTTTAAGGCTGATCCAATCAGCCGTGGAATGGATGGTCAAATTCGTGTTCCAAGG